GAATGGATCTGTGTCATCAAGGTAGTAAGCTGTTACGCTATATCTCTCTGTTAGGTCTCGAGAAACTTCTAGATCTATCTTCCAGTCGGAACGCTCTTTGAAAGGGTTGGGTGCATCCGTATCAAAGACCTGTTCTGGAGGAAAGTCGGGTGGCTGTGGATCATCAGGTGATGCTAACAATAGTGATAAAACTGATAGTAAGATTTTCATTTGTGTCTCCTTTGTTACGGTTAATAACAAAAGATAACAAAGATCATGCATCAGTCATCATAGACAAAGGTGTTTTGATTTATGTATTTTAACAGAAATTAACTCATTATAGTATTCAGAAGACTCTAGGGCTCTTCTATCTATTTGTTCTCTAAGTTCATAGTAAGAACATTGCGTCTTATTTATACAAAGATAAAGTATTTCTCTAGAGAAGTTATCGGATCCATACTCAGCAATGTCTGCTTTAACAGCATTTGATGAGGACCAATACTTTTGCCAATCAGATTGTTTCTTGACTATCTTACGATTGGTACGACCCTTTACCTTGACTCTAGAAGTTGATATGAAGAACTTCTTGCCAATGTATTTCTGACCTGTGAGTTTATTTGTAATAAGATAAACAAAGCCTTGATACTCTTCTACCATATCAGAAGTGAACGGTGCTCCCTGCCACATCCAGGGATTGTCATAGGACACTATTCTTCTTCGTAGTCAGATTCTTCTTCTTGGCTTTCTTCTGTTTCAGATCCACAGAAGGGGCACCATTGTACAGCTTCCATAGGATTTGTTGTGATTACCTTATACTCAGACTCACATACGTTGCAAAGAATCCAATCACTCATCTTTTACTACCCCAATGTTTTTTCTATTGTTTACTAAATCATCATAGAGAAAAACATTAGCACCAGCTTTCCTGAGAAAATCAGTACCAGATGTATCTCTATAGGGGTATTTATAAATGATTTGAGTAATACCTGCTTGGTATATTAGCTTAGCGCAATGCATACAAGGTGCATGAGTGACAAACATTATAGAATTTAAAGATGACTCACTTGACGCAGAAAGTTTTAGTATAGCATTTGCTTCTGCATGAATGACTTCAGGTCTGGTTTGATCATCTTCTTCACAACAGTTATCCCATCCTGCAGGCATACCATTGTAGCCTATCGATAGAATACGCTTGTCTTTGACTATAACAGCACCCACCTTCAATCGTTTTGCATAAGAAAGATCAGCTGTTAGTGTCGCCACACTCATAAAATATTGTATGAACTTCAGTTTCAAGTAATTTCTCCAGTTCACTCTTAGCTCTTTGCAGAGCCTGTATTTCTACACCCATGTCATGCAACCCATGTGCATCTTTGTTTTCAAGAAAAACCTTAGACATCATCCAGCAAGCATCTTCACGATTCTGTATACTTTCAATATATGATTCTACAAAAATACGTTCTATCATAGAGAAAATCCTTTGAATGTTGAGGCATCTACGTCTTGTTTGACTCCACCTGACACATAACTAGTGATCTCTGTTTCTTGTGGTGCTACCTGTACATCAAAGCCTGCAATCCACTTTTGTGTCCAAGGTAATGGATTAGCATTGATCTTGATGGTAGAGGTAACACCAGCTGTCTTCATACGCTTGTCGGCAATGAAGTCAACGTAGTCGCAAAGCAACTTCTCGTTTAGTCCAATGATAGCGCCGTCCTTGAATAGGTAACGTGCCCAAGCCTTTTCTTGATTGATAACGTCAGCAAAGATCTTTTCTACTTCTGCTGCACACTCTACTTTGATCTGAGCGAAGTCAGGATCGTCTTTTGGTAGTAACTTGATTAGGTTTTGTGTAGAGGCTAGGTGAAGGTTCTCATCACGGGCAATAAGCTTGATGATCTTTGCATTACCTTCCATCTTCTTTACTTCAGCAAATGCCCATGAGCAAGCAAACGATACGTAGAAACGAATGCCCTCTAGTGCATTAACAGCATTGAGGCAGAGCCATAGAGCTTTCTTATGGTTATATGTTCCACCATAATTCATAGCTGCGTAATTATATGTGCCTATTAATTTTGAAGAATTGTTTTCTTCAATAAGTGCATCATAATACTTACTGATGTCTTTAGCACATTCTGCAATTTCTTTAATTTCAAGCATCTCATCAAATACTTTTGATGGATCTGAGTACACATTACGAATAATATGTGTATAGGATCGACTATGAATGGTCTCAAAGTATGACCATGTGAGGATCCAAGTCTCTAATTCAGGAATAGAACAGATAGGAAGGAATGCAGTTACAGGAGCACGACCTTGCACAGAGTCCAAAAGGATCTGACGCTTCAGATTAGAAGTGAATATGTGCTGCATATGAGTAGTAAGACTCTTGAAGTCTTTTGAGTCTCGTAGGCAATCAATCTCTTGTGGTTGCCAGAAAAATCCGTTTTGCTTTTCAGTTAACTTCTCAAAAAAAGAATACTTCTGTTTGTCATAACGTGCAATGTTTACAGGTTGACCGAAGAAAGCTGTTTCTTTAGTGCTATCAATTTGCTTATCTGAAAATACGGACATTACTTTAGGCCTCTTATTGCTAATGCTAAAACTACGAGAAATACAAAAATCCAGATATCACTAGATCTCATCTTTCTGCGTCTTGTAGATACTTTAAATGCAGGCGATTTGCTGACTCTAATCTTTTTAAACTTTATAGGTTTGCTACGGTGGGTGACAGTTTTTAATGGTTTAGGTTTCTTTTCTTTAGGAGGTTTGTATCCTCCACTAGATTGTGTCTTTCTGGATACCCAACCACCACCATGTTTTTGATATGTTGTCTTGGTTGTCACACCTGTAGATGAGTTGTACGAAATAGATCTACTACCCGAAGTGCCTGTTTTATTTGAGATAGAAGTTGAAATTCCACCCTGATCTCTTTGTGTAGTTGTCTTATTGCCTTTACGGGTAGTCCTATGTTTCATCTCATCTTTTTTTCTTCGCAATTAAATTGTGTAAATCGTGATGCATATCCTTCAATTCATTTAGTTGTTGAATTAGCATAGAATGATCAGCTTCTGCTCTTTGTTCACTTTTCCTGTTCAACACATCCTGGCCCACCATGATCAATGGCAATAGGACTAATTGTAGAAAAGATGAACTAATGTACATGATCACCATCTGTGATGCAGGTACAAATAAAGGTACTAAAACAAGAATAGCAAATGCATATACACACCACATGGTGCCTACTGCTAATGTAATACGTCTGGCGATTGCTTCATTTAGTTGTTTGATGGTCATTGAGACTCTTCTCCATATAATAAGCGTTTTGATTTTTACCATAACGATTTTCTATGTAGTCAAGTTTCACAAACCCCAGAGATTTATATAGTGTAATGGCACCCTTGTTTGTTGTATATACGTGTAGTCCACATGTAATTATATCATTGCTAAGTAAAAAATCAAGAGAATAATTCATCAATTCTCTACCATGACCTTTACGTCTAAAACGTCTACCTGTTGCCAAGCTTTGAATATAAGCCGTTTTCTTTTTATAGTCTACGTCAAGCCAAATGAATGATGTAACATCAATAGAATTGAGATGCAGATAGATCTTTTTAGCTTTTATGCCTCTGACAATCTCACCCTTACGTAGATTTAAAGAAACGTCAAAACTTTCTTTTTCTATTTGAAGAATATCGTAAAGGTCTATTAATTCTGCCAGACGTATGCTGTGTACGCTCATGATTATCCCCCTTTTTAATGAAAATAATCATGGATCGCTCACGCAATGTTATTTATATCAGATCTTGCAGCTGTCACAGTCCTCTTCATCAATTTCTGCTGCAGGTAATTCTTTCATTTCGATTTCACCAGCACCATCAGCTGTATTGAAGTAATACAGTTGTTTTCCACCATACTTGTAGAACATCAGAAGATGACCTAGCATTTCGCTAAGTGGAATCTTTTCTTCTGGGTAGAACTTAGGATTATAAGAAGTGTTTACTGAGATGCCTTGATCAATATACTTCTGCAGAACAGCACAGATCTTCAAGTAACCTTCAGGTGAGGGAATATCCCATAGAAGCTCGTACTTGTTCTTTAGCTTCTTGATACCAGGGACAACCTGCTTTAGAACACCGTCCTTAGATTGCTTGACTGTGATCAGCGCTCGAGGAGGTTCAATTCCATTGGTCGAGTTCGAGATGAGCGCAGAGGTCTCAGCAGGCATCAATGCCATCAGTGTTGCATTACGAATGCCATAGCTGTGTAGCTTACGACGAAGTTCTTCCCAATCCATATAAAGATTAGGTGATACAAGTTCATCAACTTCTTTCTTGTAAGTATCAATAGGTAGAATACCATGTCCATACTTTGTATTCTCAACAGCAAGACATGATTCTTCTTCTGCAGCAAGGTCAACAGATGCATTAATCAAATAATATGACCAGGCCTCTGCGTATTCATTGAGCAATTGCAGGTTTGGATTACTATAAGTCATGTTGTGCTGTGCCATCCAATGGGCAAGGTTGATGATACCAATACCTAATGGACGATACTTCATGGCAGAATGTTTACCTGCCTTTACTGGATAATCCTGATAATCGAGCAATGCATCTAGTGCACGTACAGCAAGTTCACAAGGTCTCTTGAAGTCTTCGGGCTTCTTGATCTTACCCCAATTGATAGCACTCAAGGTACAAAGAGCGATCTCTCCTACTTCGTCATTGATATCATTCAATGGTACTGTGGGTAGATCGATCTCACAGCAAAGGTTGCTCATGCGAATAGGAGCGACTTCCTTGATGAATGAGCCATGGTCGTTAGCATGGTCGACGTTCATTAGATAGATACGTCCAGTATCCTTCCGCTCCTGCATGAATGCTGAAAAAAGCTCGATTGCAGGAATCTGCTTCTTTCGTAGCTTCGGATTGCGTTCTGCACGTTGATATAGTTCTTTGAACCGTTCGGTGTTTGAGAAGAAGGACTCGTAGAGCTCGGGCACATCATGGGGACTGAATAGCGTGATATCACCACCGGCAACAAGTCTTTCATACATCACCTTATTGAATTGCACGCCATAGTCCATATGACGAGCTCGGTTTTCTTCAATACCCTTATTGTTTTTGAGAACTAAAAGATCCTCAATTTCGTAATGCCAAATTGGGTAGTATAGAGTCGCCGACCCACCTCTGACACCGCCTTGTGAGCACGACTTAACAGCTGATTGAAAGTGTTTATAAAATGGAATAACACCGGTATGACTAGCATCACCATTACGAACAGGAGAGTTAATAGCACGAATACGACCAGCCCCAATGCCGATACCAGCCTTTTGAGATACGTACTTAACGATTGCAGATGATGTTGCATTGATTGAATCCAAAGAGTCATCTGTTTCCACAAGCACGCAAGAAGAAAACTGACGCTGAGAAGTTCTAACACCCGCCATGATTGGAGTAGGCAAGCTAATATCAAATAAGCTAATTGCATCGTAATAATCCTTTACCCACTTCATTCTTGTCTCTTGTGGATATTTAGAAAAGAGTGTCATTGCAACCAGCATGAAAGCCATTTGTGGCGTTTCATAGATTCTACCTGTAACACGATTCTTTACTAGATACTTGCCACGGAATTGTTCCATCGCTGCATACGTCAGCAAACTATCTCTATCATGATCAATGTATTGACCTAACTCTTTCCACTCTTCTACACTATATGCTGTGCATAGTTGAGGATCATAATGTCCTGCAACCATTGTTGTATTGTAGTGATAAAATAAAGGAATAGGTTCATATTGCCCATACACTTCTTTACGAAGTTGATAGCTTACTAGACGACCTGCAACATATTGATAGTTAGGATTTTCTTCAGTGATAAGCTCTGCAGCTGTCTTGATTAGTGTCTCATGAATATCAATTGTCTTCATCTTATCATAAAGAAGAATGTGTGCCTTTAGTGCAATTTCTGAAACAGATACATTGCTGATACCTTCACATGCCCACTCAATTACTTTATGAAACTTTTCTACATTCAATGGCTCTTTTGTGCCATCTCTTTTAATTACAATATTCATGCTTACCTACTGAAAGAATATGATTGACCTTGAACTAGAATGACGACCTGATCCCAATCATCTAAGTTAAGAGATTTAACAGCTAAAGAATTTCCTCTAAAATAATCAACGAGATCCGCAGCTTCAGAAGGTATATCTGAACCTTCAATTGAACCATCTGTAGTTCCAACTTGTGTTGGTCCAAGTAGAAAATTAATCGTAATAGGTATAGCCATATTGCTTTTCCTGTATTGTGAAGGTTCCGTCGCCATTGTCAACTAATTCTACTTCAGTTCCTTCATTCCATCCGAACTTTTGTACAATCTCATCTGGCAGCTGTATATATGCATCTCCTGTTTCAGGATCTTCTTGGATTGTTAGTTGTGTACTAATCATTCTTCTAATGCCTTTACAATTTCTGGAAAATGTGCACCAATAATATCCCAGCACTTCTCGGCTACTTCACGGTGTTCCTTTTGAGTACCATTACCCATACGTAATGTGCAATAATGGATCCAGCTACGTAGTGTGCCGTTCATGTATAGAGTGGTGCCTGTCATGCCTTCTGGAAGAACTACACGTGCCTGCTCCTTAGCGATGCCATGTTCTAGTGCCCAAGTATAAGAAGCCATAGCTTCGTTCTTTGCTACAAGTTGACGATAGTTCCATTCTTCTTGAAGGCGCTTATCATCAACCTCAATAGAGTTCTGGCGGTTCTTAGTATCCTGTAGGCGGGCTTCTCTTGTCACAAAGTTTTCTGATACTGCATACCGCTGACTGAATTCTTGAAATGAGAATGAGCGATGGCGTAGAATCTGCCGAGAAATATCACGGGTGGTCTTGATCTCAACAACCATATGAACCATTTCTAGTGGCGACCAATGCTCGTTTTCAATCAGATACTTGACGAGCTTACCTGCGGTCTTAGTATTGTTTTGATTAGCTGGATTGCTGACACGCGCTGCATAAGCGACTAGCTCTTGTGCTGTGTTGCATTCTGAATATGCGGATGGCTTTGTTAGCCCAATAAGATTTACTTCACTCATTTATGTAAACATCCTTTTAATAAAAGCATCCATATAGGAAATGTCATTATAACTCCTCGTATTTCATTCAATATAATGAATGTTATGAGGAGTTTCTTCTTCATATTAACATACTCTCATGATTTAATCAACCACATTTTGACCAAGTCAAGTAATGAAGTTGTGCAGCAAGTCCTTGATATACGTTTTGATTGATCATGATAGACATTTCTTCAAAACACATACCATTGAGTATTGCTTCGTTAAGATCTTTACCTGGAAACGACTCGGGTAACATACAGATTTGTTGACCATCATCAATAATCTTCTTAGCTAGTTTCATGACTTCTTTGTTACGCACATCACGGTCTGGAATAAAAATGCACTTTTCTACAGGTAATACATTCCTGACAGCCAACAAGTCACCCTGCAATGCGGCAACACCATTCGTCAGGAACATGCTATCAAAAGCACCCTCTACAACATATATAGGCATGTTAAGGTTTACTGTATCATAACCAAATAGTTTGAATGTTTCATTTAGCATGATGGTTACGTAACGCATCTTTGCCTTTGGATTCAATGAACGTCCTTGATACCCAAACAGTTCACCCTCTCTAGTAAGTAGAGGGATAATAATCATATCAGTTTCTTTTTCAGTATCAAGTTTTCCTGGAATCAAACTGTTGGTAAACTCCACAAACTTTTCACAATAGAAAAGCTTTGCGTGCCATTTATTCTCAATTTGACGAGAGACTATATATTGTTTAGCGGGATGATATGATGGTAACTGAGATATCTTCTTCAGCTTACGTAGAGGTGCACCTTTCTCGAGGAACTTAGGTGGTGTGAAATCTGTAATAGGTTTCCTTTGTGGTTCATCATTCTTTGCTTTGAATATTTCTACTGCATACTCATCATGCAAAATAGTGTCAACAATTTGTAGAAACTTTCCAAATACTACTGAAATGCCACAGTTATGGCACTTGAAGAACATTTCACCTTTTTGCTGAAATAGATATCCTCTAGCCTTGAACTTGCTCTTCTCAGAATCTCCACAAAGTGGACATGAGAAATTTGCCAAATAAGGATTTGATTTTTTGACTTTAAAGTTCTTTAGTCGACCTGAAAGTATATTTGCATACTTTACGTCGATGTATGTAGTAATCATTTTGTAACCTATATATTATAAAACCACATAGTGATTATATACAGGTTGTAAAACTTGTCAACCGAAGTTTTTTATTATCCTAAGAAAGGTGGCATGAAAGGAATAACGCCTGCTTTGTATAATAGGAATGCAAGCAACACACCGATAATTAGAAAGCCCCACTTGTATCGATCAAGGATAGTTCTAGTGGTAGCAGCTTCGTCATGGTAACTCTTAAGTTCCTTTCGAAGCTCCTTCATTTCATCAAGAATACTCTTTTGAAACTTATCCATATCCCTTTGAAGTTCTTTCTCTGATTCTACGATCTTATTCTGTATTAGTTGATGTTGTTTTTCAGAATCGACTCGTCTATTTTCAATCAGAGTATATAGCTCATTAGATGCAGTATCTTGTTGCTGCAACTTTAGTTCGTGTACTGCTAGGAGTTCTTTGATTGAGGATGATACCTCAGCAAGTTTCTCCATTGTACTATCAAGTTTTTCAAAAAAGCCAATCATTTGCGTGATATCACGCTCTAGAACTGCGACTCTTGTTTCTAATTCGACAGCCATATGGATTCCTATTTGCAGTGTGTATTAACCCAATCAATCAGTGCACTATGATCGACATTCAAAAGATTATAACTTTGAACATCGCTTAGCCATTGATCAATCGCTTGTTTTTCTGTTAGGGTGGGCGTTTCAATACGCTTTAGGTCACCATGTTTAATCATAAATTCAGATGGTGGAACACATACTTTATTTATGATTACTGGGGGTTGTGGACCTTGCATTGTTGAGCAACTGCACAATGTCAATGCCAAGAGTGCAATTAGTGTTGACGGGTACTTCATGGATGATAACCTGTTTATCAGCTGCGATCCTTTTAATTATATAAATCTTTTTTCCTGTAGCAGCTTCAAGTGCAGTTTGTGTATCTACTAGTTGTCCTTGTAGATTTTTGATTTGTGCATCTTGTGTTGCTAATTGAGCTTCTAGTGTAGCTTCATCACATTGTTTTTTAGCTTTAGCATATCCTGTATCATACCCATGATGATACATGTAAAAAGCACCAGAAAGCACAGTAATAATAACAGCTAGGTAAGGAAATAGTTTCATGAACAAAGGACTTAGAATAAATCTAAAGAAATTAAACATTGACTCCACCTAAAGTCTTACGCATACCAGCAAGACTCTTTCCTGTATACTGATGCTCACCTGCTGCATTCTTTTCACGATACGTTAGTTGTTTTCTCTTTCCCATGGGAGGATTCTTTAGCTCGTCTGCACTGAATGCCGCTGTGGTATTTGTGGGGGCAGCGCCGCTTCCAGCAGGCGCAGCAGCGGGGGCTCCGTCCTCATGTAACTTTCCACCAAGGCGTTCAATCTCTCGCTCAGCGCCGCCTCGTGTAGTGAATATACCTGCATGATCTGCTTTAGTTCTTCCAGCTACGACACGATGCACAGCATGCTTGTTAGGAGAATTTGAAACAATTTTATAAAGCTTTTCTTCTGTAGAAAATGTCTTGAAAGTCTTGATACCTGTATCAGCTTTCTTATGCATCTTTTTTGCAATCATCTTGCGCTTGTCAACATCCTTGACAGCTAGCTTAGCAAGCTTATCTCTAATTTTTTGCTTTTGCTCAGGTGTTACTTCGTCTGAAAGATAGGTTTCCATGTGAGATCCTTAATGACATTTCCATTTTCTTAGCGATAATGCTTTACGAGTGGGTCTACCCTTTTCATCCTTCATAGGACCTGGCATACCTGACATACGAGCACAGAATGATTTACGACGCTTTGCTGCCTTTGATCCTGGTGCTACCTTACCTGTGACAGCCTTTTGTAGATGTGATCCTGGATGCTCTGCACGATATGAAGCGATGCCTTTGTCGTTTAGGCCACCAGCAGGATTCTTGCCTTCTTTACGTTGCCAAGCTGCTGTTTCATCAAGGTCAGTTTCTTCAGGTACACAGTTTGGAACTTCTTTGCCATTCTTCTTTTTCTTTCCGACCATGTGATATCCTTTCCAACAAGGATCATTCTTCATGGTTTCTTCTCTGAAAGATTTGAAGGTTTTCATGGTAGTTCCTACAATCTGTTGGAAATTTTGTCACCATCACGGTCATGCTTTTCAGCATGTTTCATATGGTGGTCAATCATTTTTTGATAGTGATCTAAATCTGTAGCACCGTGTTTTTTAGCTTTTTGCATTTCTTGATAATAAGCTCTTGCGGTATCAACATGTAAATCACGGGCACTATAATGCGCCCATCTATCTTTTCTTAACTCACGCCCATCATAACCTTTATCATTCAAATCTTCTGTAGCTTCATTAGCATGATTAGTTAGACGAGTCAATTCATGCTGCATATTACGCTTTTCTGATGGCTTTTGTTTAGATTTAACACCAGTTTCCCATTCTGAAGTTGACCATTTAGGTCTATGATCTCTAGGCTCAGTCACATCCATGTAAGGTTTTTTGAATTCTTCACGGAAAAGTTTGAAAGTTTTCATTCAATTACCTAAAATTTCTTTTGATCTTTGTCAGGTTGATACTTATTGTCAGACGAGTTGCCTGATATACGATCTGCTAATTCATCCTTTTCTTCATCACTCAAATGATGCAGTTCATCAGTATAATTTCTAGCTTTATTCCAAGCAGCTTCACTACCATGTTCGTCTGAATAAGGACGATGTTCGCCGTTTAGCCACTCATCAGCATGTTGTGATACAGTCAACTTTTTGACTTTAGCTTCTTCAATACTAAATGCTTTGAAAGTTTTCATTCGATTACCAGCTGCAGTTAGCGTTGATTCTATTAACTTCTTTACCGTGTTTTTCAGCCAATTTAGTATGATGTTTTGCTAATTCATAATTCTTTTGTTTTAGTGCTTCATGAGCTGCTTCATGATGTGCTTGTTGAGCACCCCAATGCATTCCTCTAGCTTGTTCGGGATCAACATATCCTTTATCAACTAGATCATCATGATATCTTTCATCATGAAATTTACTAGCGTCTGGATGAGCTTTAACTTGATTGGCCCATTCAGATTCAAGATTTGCATGATTACTTAATCTACCTAAACGTGCTTGAGGAGTTTCTTCAGGAGTTTTCTTTTTGCCCATACCAAAAAGCTCGTTGATATTAGTTTGTTCATTGACATTTGCTTCCATATAGTTGGTCACTGTGTCAATGTAATCTTGAGCAAGGGTGATCTTTGAGTGACACCATTCAGGAAGATCATCATCTGATTGGATCATTCCTAGAAGACGCTGAGCATTCATGACAGTGCTCTTTAATAGAGAAATTGTCATATGAGTATCGTGAGCATCTGCAGTGGGCATGACTGCTTCAGCCTTCATCTTTTTACAAGTGCATTCCATCTTGTGACACTTGGGACAACGCTTGTTCATTTCTTCTAGAATGTTACGAAAGGTTTTCATTAGATTTTCCTTAATTTGTCTTCAATTATTTTGTTAGATACAATATCCGTATTCTTGATATTTATATTTTGTAATCCTATATTGAACACGCAATCAGGCATGTAATTCAATAGTTCTAAAAAGGGCTTTAGATACTCTCTATAGTCATACAACTTAAAAAATAACATCCTTGTGGCAGGTGTTACCCCAAAGATGTTATAAAGTATGATAATATGATTTAATATCAATCTGTCTTTCAAGTCACCAGATTCAATATAGATATTGAAAAGTCTCTTGAGATACTTGAAACGTTTCAGATCATCATAAAATTCTAGTGTGTCATAACATTGTGGATTATCATAATGTTTAGCTGCATAAAGTAAAAAATTCGTATCGTCAAGTTGTTCAAGCATTAGAAGGGTTTTAATGATGTTGAATAAGATATTGTTGTTGCTGTTGTATTTGCAAACAAGAAACTATAATCAAGTGCTGAATAATCAGGGTTCATCAATAATACAGTATTTGTTATATTAGTGAAGTATGTTGAAGGCTTAGTGAAGTTTGATGTGTACAATGCTGTGCCTTTTAGAATTCTCACACCACTAATTTGTCCTGTGAACTTAGTCAATGCACCAGGACCTGCACCTATTTGAATAGTATTTGCTGTATCAGTTAGATTGATACCTGATGTAGTGCCTGTTAGTGTTGCTGATGTACCATTGATATATACTGAAGGCACACCGTTAGCACACACAACTGCTACGTGATACCAGTTAGAAGCTGTCATAGGCTGAGTTGTTGTCGTAAACAACCCATTACAACAAGTCACATAACCTGTAGTTGTTAAAGCAACATCAATTGAGTTAGTAGAGTTTGATTGACAAATAACTCTAGGTGTGCTTGTAAAGTTGCTAGGATAAACCCATGTTTCAATTGTGAACAGATTGCCTAAAGCATAATATGGTGAACCAACTGTTGTAGCTATAGATGAGGTTCCACCGAATGTCCAACTTGCTGCGACATTAGATGGTGCAGCTGTGCCACCGAGACCAAATGTTTGACCTGTAGTATTTCCTACTGTAATTGTTGAACCTACCACATCATTTGCAACACCAGCAACAGGCTTTACTAATGATAAAGTTGAAGTAGTTGAAATAGGTGCAACATTTGTTCCTGCGCCACCTTGACTTGTTGATAGAGTACCACGTGCTGGAGGAGAGAAACTACCTGTATATACAGCTGTATTACAGAACCTAAAATCACTTATCATTCCTTGCCATGAACCCCAATAGAATGTGGTATTTGCAGGTGTTGCACCTACATACATTGTATTTGCAGTTGATATATTAGTGATACTTGTTGCACCTGCACCACTAAGTGGAACATTTATTATAGAAGTTCCATTTCTATACAATGTTAAATTACCCGAGCCCCCAGATGTGGTTGCTCCAGATCTAACTAAAGCGATATGATTCCATGAATTGTTAGCATCAGGATAACTTGTACTAGTTCCTGCTAAAGCATTATTATAAAATAAGTTATATGTTCCTGCACCATATTGTAAAAATACATGTTGATATGGTGTTAAAGGTGAAGCACTGCTATTGAATAGGCAGAATAAACTACTATTACTCCAATTTACAGTTTGATATGCATACCAACCTTCAATAGTGAAATTATTATAACCTATAGAAAAATTTGAATTTGTTGAAGAAATAAAAGCTGTGCCATTATTAGCACCAGATGCTACAGGAAAAAATATAGCGCTATTGGAACCTGCTAGGATTACAGCATTTGATGCAGGAACTGTCCAAACAAATGTGCTATTGCTAACAGCGCCGCTTGTACCTACTACTCCAGCTCCACCAGCCATTAGGTTACACCTGTACCGCTAATCATCCATATATTAGTGCCTATTTTTACTAGCGTAGCCATACCATATGAAGCGATACTTCTTGAAGTTGTAGATGTGGCTGATCCTGCAAGATAAAGTGTAACACCCGCACTTCCTGAATTAGAAACAAGAATTGATCCAGTAGACTGAACTATAATAGTCACTGTAGCACCTAAGGGGAATGGAACAGATGCGTTAGTAGGCAATGTAATTGTCTGTGTTCCAGATCCTGTATTCTGTGTTAAAATATGTCCACCAAAATCTGATAGCGCAAGTGTATAGTTTGTATTTGTATAGTTCTGAGGTAGCCCCATGTAACCAAGTGACTGAGCATATGCAGGACCTGATGCTGCGTTACCACTAAATGTTATGCCAACAACATTACCTACACTACTATTACCTACAAGAATAGCAGTTGAGTTGATATATGTTTGTGCTGTAGTATTCCCACCAACACTTACGTTTGCAGCTGTAACAACAGTTTGTGCGGTAGCAGTATAAAGTATTTCTACTGTTGAGTTGCCGAACCCATAGATAGTGGCATTTCCGATAAAGCAGTTTGCAGCAGTAATATAGGTTTGTGTATATTGGCCAGCACCATAGAAGTTAGTTTGTATAAGAGCTTCTGTTGTATTGTTTCCAACACCATAAACTGTTGAGTTACCGCTATAGAAATGGGAAGAATTTGAGAATGTGTTTACAGATGAGTTACCAACACTAATTGTAGTAGTATTAACGATAGCACCATTGGTTGTTCCAATGACACCGATCTTTAAACTAGTGCTATTGATAACAACATTGGTTTGGGTATTACCAATTGTCAATCCTTGAGTACCTGTGGTAGATGTGTTACCAATGTTGACGTTACCACTTGCATCAATACGCATTCTTTCATTAACGGCTAGTGAACCGCCAGTGAAGAAGTTAACGTAGTTGGTGGGTGTAACAGCTCCGATTGATTGAACACCAATAGATAGATTTGTATTAGCTGAATACAAATAAGCATCAGAAGGATTGCTGATAGTCCAAGCAGCATTTGCCCAAGTAGAGCTCACAATACCCATGTCAACCCAGTTATTACCTAATGGGCCATTGTTATCAAAAACAATCATATCAGCACTAGCAGCGCTTTGTGCATTTGCATTATAAAGAGCAATTTCTACGTAGGTATTTTGATTACCACCAAAGGTAGCAACAGAACCTGTTATAGTATTAAATCCGAGATTTGAGAATACTGTTGTGTTACCAATGTTGATTGCATTAGCAACAGTAACGTTATTCGTAAATGTAGGAGAAGATGTATTAGCGTAGTTCGCTAATAAAAGTCCAGGGGTGATACTTGTCGTAACAGGTGTAGTCGCTGTATTTTGTACAATGACAAGTAGGTCTGTGGCTGCATATGCAGCAGCCACAGGTAGATCAGTAATTCTCTTAGGACCGTTAGACATGTAAACCCCTGGACTATTTAATTATTATGAATTAGGGAAGGTAGCATTATCACCAGCGTTCTCAGTTACATATGGTGAGGTACCTGTTAGAGCAACAAGTGTCTCAACATACTGACGACCAGAACGACCACCTAGTGTCACGTTTACAGGTGTACCTGAAGATACAGTAGCAAAAGATCCACCGAAAGTAATACCAGAACCTGTACCTGTTCCACCACTTGAGTTTGAATATGTAAACACTAGGTTTGCAGCTGTTAATCCGCTGGTGAATAAGCCTGCATTGGTTACTACGATATTAGAATTAGCAGGTGAAGTTGATGTTAGGTTAGCAACACCGACAACAATTTGACCTGTTGAGATGAAGTAATTATAAGGTGTGTTGTTAGCAACACCAGCTACTGTTAATGATGTACCAGATTGAGTTACTGCCCCAGTCCAAGAAACTGCTGCTGACCCATTAGTTAGTGACACGGATCTTTGTGTAACACCATCAGCAAATGTAAGAACATAGGTTCCTGAGGCACCTGTGAAGTTTGCAGATAGTGTACCTGTAGTTGCGTTAGAAGGTGCAGCTGTCAATGCTAGTAAATAAGCTGGAGCAATTGTCTGGTATGTGGCCATTTGATATGTACCATTACCACCAGCTGTTCCTGTTAGCTGGGATAGGATTCTATTGCTTGGATTTACAGCTTCAATAGTAGCACCTGTTGTACCTGTACCTGTGAAGTTGCTTGACAATACAATAACACTTGAATTGACTGCAGTCACTGTTGTATTAGGTAGTAGTCCAGCTGTTGTTGATGACACTAACATACCTGGAACAATGCCTGTTGTTGAAGATACGTTAGTTAACCAATTATTACTTACGATTAGGTTAGCTGTAAATCCGACACCAAGTAGGTTTCCAATTGATAGTGTACCTGTCTGGTTATTTGTCACAGTGAAGATATTGCCAACTTGATACCCAGTTACGTTAGCAATAGGATAGGTGCATGTCACAGTGATTAGGTCACCAGCAACATAACCTGTAGGTGTACCTGTACCTGCAGTTACGTTAGCTAGGTGTAACTGATGCTGATATGTTAGAGAAGTCACTGAAGTGTTAGTAAACCCTGAACCAGGATATGCGATAGAGACTGAAGCAATGTTAGCACCAGCTGTACCGATTGACTGAGCGCTTGAAGCAACTGCAGTTATTGTAGCAGCTGCTTGAGTCACTGCGCCAGTCCATGACCCAACAGTAGTTGAACCATTGGTTAGTGTAACATTTGTTCTGGTTGTTGTACCGTCAGCAAATGTGATTGTATAAGGACCTGTTAATCCAGTGAAGTTTGCAGTCAATGTACCAGAAGTTGAACTAGATGGATTAGTAGTTAATGTCAATGAGAATGAAGGAGCGTAAGCATTTGTTGTGATTACACCAAGAGCATTTGATGATCCGCCAGAGACGATAACTGTTTCACCGTTAGCATAACCTGAAGTTGCTGTTGAATTGACAGTGAATGTTGCTACTGGACCTGAACCATAACGAAGTTCTGTCCAGCCTGAATGTTGGCTGTGACCGAACACTGTCTGCTCAAATATTGAGAAGGTTACTGTATTACCAACAGCACCTGTTAAGTTAAATGCATAGGCATTAGCTGAAAGCTGAATGGCTGATGTGTTAACATAAGCAACCTTGGGGATGGTTGTTGTGAATGTACCGTTAGTATAAGGTGAAGATGCACCGTTAGCTGCAACGTTAGCACTTACACCATATGTACCAACACCATTAGAAGCAGCGTTGATTACAGATGTAATATAAACGCCGCCTGCAAGGGTTGTT